CAGCCATTCTTCTAGCATGATGTACACTACCACCGTGAGCCATACCTGATGTAGCTTGAGCTTTAAAATCTTCAAATGACATAGGACGAACTCCTAATTCTTCTTGTTCAAAAACATATTGTTGATACATTTCCACTAACATCGGATCTCTATAACCTGACGCTACTTGTGTTCCTTCTATACCTTGTCCTTGACTCATATCATCAAAAGCTTCTCTTGCTTTTCTAGCTGCATCTTCTGGTGAAAAACCTAAATCTATAAACTCTTCAAAAAGTTTTTCTAAAAGTTCATCGTTTTGAGCGTTAGATACTTGCTCTCCATATTCAACACCTTGATCTCTCATTAAATCCATAATACCTAAATCGTCTGTTTGTTCTTCTATTTCTACTTCACCGCCTGTAGCAAATCTTTTAAACTCTACAGGTTTCATTTCTAAAGGTCTGCCAAAAGCTGTCTCAACCGCATCTGCAGCTATTTGCAAACTACCTGTTAAATCATAACTTTTTTTACCAGCTCTCGTTGCTTTAGATTTTTTCTCTTCATCAGTTAAATCTTCATCATCTTTTTTTTCTGATTTATCTTTTCCATAAGTTTTTAAAAACATAGAATCTATAATTGGTTTTGAAGGATGTTCACTTCCTCTGCCTGAATAACTCCCTGCTTGATCAACTAAACCTCTTTTAAGAGTAGTAATACCACCATCTGCATAATCATCTGATGTATCATAACCTCTTCTTTTTAATTCTCTCATTAAACCTGCTATATCTCCTGCTAAATATAAATCAAATAAAGCTTCATTGTTAGGTAGTTGTTCTAAATAATCTTTGTAACTTTCATAGTTTCCACCACCTGCAAACCCTACTCTACCACCACTTGCATATCCATATTTATCTAACATAACATTAACTCTATCTTCTTCATAACCATTTTTAATAAAATAATCAAATATTGCTGTTCTTCTTTCACCACTATCTCTCATACCTGATGATAATAAACTGTTGTTATAGTCATCAATAGATTGTTGATTTAAGTCTACCATAATTTCTGCAGTTGCTGGATTGATAGCTGTTGCTGCTGCAACTGAACCAACATTACTTCCAACATTTTTTAAATTTGTTACTAAATCACCTGTTGTCATTGATTTAAATTCTTGTGGAGCTATGTAATCTCCAACAGCTCCCGCTGCTCTTATACCTAAATTTTTAGCTTGCTCTAAAAGACCAGGATTAGTTAATCTTGTTCCTTCTATTCCTATGGCTCCTTCTGGTTGAATACCCGCGTTCATTAAATTATCTCTAGCTCCTGAACCCATGGCTCCAAGTTGTGATACGATACCTTGTAATGCTATTTGTTTTGCGTCTATATCTTCTCCTGATGCTGCTTGTGCAATCGCATTTGATAGAGCTGCTCTAGCTCCCATAGAACCTAATGCATTACCGGCTTGAAAAACTCCTGAACCCAAAGCTCCAGATGCGCCATATTTAGCTAACATAGCTGGACCTGCAATACCTGCTATGACTGGAAATAAAGGAGACTTAACTACTTTTTTAGCAGCTTTAATAATTTTTTTAGGTGCTCTAAATACTGATTTAAAAAATCCCATAATATATATTTTGTTTGTAAGGTGAAATGCAAGTTGGCTAGTCTTGTTATAGCCAGTATCTTACATTTTACTTGTTTTTATGTCATTCGTCAATGACTTATAATTTTGTATCCCCTCCTAAAGGTACGTGTTCTACAATGATTTTGACGTCTCTTTTAATATCTTCAGCTTTAGTAGCTGTGTCTTTATTTTGTACATCTGCCAACGCTTCGGCGTCTGACATATATTCTTGACCTGTTATTATGTTAGTTAAAGTAACTTCTGTTTCAGGTGTTAAGACTGGTGTTCTTGTACCATTAATCATCTCATATCTTATACTAGCTTTTTGTTCTGTAAACGGCACTATCTATCCTCTCTGTTCATTTCTAATAAACTGACTATTATATCTGGACCAGTAATATCTGATATCATTTTTAATTTATCATTTTCTTCTAGTATTAATATATTAACAATAAATTCATGATGGCTATCTGCAGCTATAGTTTTTTTCTGATAAAAATAAGTCACACTACTAGATTCAATTTTTATAGTAACAATTGCATCTCCGGCGCCTTCATTATAAATATGAATAGATTTAACTAAAGATCTAGAATTACTTGGAACTACATAAACATCTTTTTCAGTATTTGTTATTAAATCAGTATTTACTTTTTTATAAATATTAGCCATAGAACCACGTAAACCTTTCTTGATTTTCTTTTTGTTCTGTTAAAAATGTAGAATTTAATTGCTCTACAATTAATGCAATAGATCTATTAATTTGTCTTTGGTTATCTACTTCGTATTCTTCTTTAGGTTCTGGTATTCTTACATTTACTTTAGCCATTATCTTCTTCCATCGGGTTGCAAGTCAGCTTGAAACGTACCAAATCTCCACGCTTCACCTGATCCTGTGTTCTCTATTTTAAGCGCAGCATATCTACCGCGTGCTCTTGTATCTACTTTAGTCGTAGTTGAGTTAATTGTAAAGGGACTTAAAGTAGTATTAGTATTAGGGTCTGCAGGATAATCAGCTACAGATATAGTTACATTAGCATTACCTGTTAATGTTTTAAAGTTAGGTAAAAATCTACGCATAGCTAAAAAGTATTCAGCTGCACCTTGATCTGTCTGTAATGAAAAATCATAAGATTGTATAAAAGATGTTAAAGCTGTTGTTGAACCATCAGGATTAACTTGATCGGTCCCTGTTTCGTGCTCAAATAATGTTGTACTTCCTAAACCGCTTAGACCTACTACAGCAGGAAAAGCACCTGCACCATTTGATTTATAAGAAGTTGCATAAGGTAAAGGATAAACTAATGAATCAATCCAACTTGTTCTAATAGAATTAGTGTTAGTTCCTGTATACCAATTACCCATAGGCACAGGTGCAGTAGTTACACCATAATTATAAACTACATATCTATTGTTAAAATCAGATCCTGTTGCAGGATACCACCAAGTAACTTCTGTAAATAAATTATTTAAACCTGCACAAATTTGTTGTCCTTTAGTTGTATCAATATCATCAAAGACATAGTCTTCAACACTACATGGTAATGTTTTAACTGTACCATCAAAACCAAAGAAACCATTATTACTCATCCAATAAGCAACACCATCTATTTCTGTAACAGCATTTTTACCAATCAATCCACAGTTAGTTCCTACTTGTTCAAAACCAAATGTAAAAGGAGCTCCTATAAATCTCATTGTATACAAAGCATTGTCAGTCCAAATAAGAATAGTTTCCTTTGCAACGAGTGCTGATACGATCCGCGTTCCGTCTTGTAATCTAAATGAACCGGCTGTGTTTGTAGCTAGTGTAGTAAATTTGTTTAGTTGTTCTGAATCAGAAAATCTAATTAACATGTCATCTTGTGTAGTTGCATCACCAATAGTTTCTTCTGTACCAAAATGTATTAAGTGTCTTGTAGTTGGTGATACTAAAGTTAGTCTAGATTTTGTAGGATTACCTACAGCATCTCCAGCTGTGTTAGTTCCAATTACAGTTGCAAAAGGAGAATTAACACCAGTCAACGCTCCGTCTGTACTTGGTGTTGTAGTTGAAGCGCGGTTTGATGTAGGATCTGTTGCTCCAGCATTCCAAGTAAAAGTTCTACCATTACCTATTGTTGCAATTAAAACTTCACCAAAAGTATCTAATGACCAAAGGCCAGGTTCTAGAGTTTGTGTTGATGCAGCTACAGCTGTTCCCCAACCTGTATCTGATCCACCTGTAACTACTCCGCCATATGTAGATATACCAAAACCATAGCCATAAGATTGTTCTGCTGGTCCTACAACTTCGTAAGGTTGTATATCAACTGTGCCATCTGTCGATGTAGCACTAGCTGCGTTTGGTACAGTTGCTGTAAATGTAGTTGTGCTTGGTACAGTAATAACTTGTACTACTTTACCTTCTAAATCTGCATCTGCAATTCCACTTGAACCGGCAGCAAAGTTATTAAAGATAACCATATCACCAATAGATAAACTATGATCTACTGCTGCTCCACCATTTTTAGTTGTAACAGTTATAGTTTTTGAAGTGTTTGTAGTAGCAATACTAGATGTTAAAAATTGTTGTTGAACACCAGAGTTGTTAACTCTAAAAGGTGTTATATCAAAAAGTTGTCCTTCAAAATATATAAGTAAAAATTTATCTGTACCTACTGCAACATATCTGTTTCCATCGTTGTCAACAAAAGGTAACATCTTTCTTGTTACACCTACAATAGTTTGATCTAATAAAGAAGACCAACCTCCTATTTTTTCTGGAAGGCCGTATCTAAATCTTACATTATCAGAATCGGTCCAACGACCAACAGCACCTACAGAAGTATCCTGTTTGTCTATTCCTGGTGCAAATTTAATTTGAGTTAGAGCCATGTGTTAGCTCCTAGGTATTTTTAAAAGTCCAACCTCTAGTAGTATTAATGTAAACAAGTGTTAATGATTGT